TGGGTTATTTGCCCATACTACCACAAACTTACCTACATTGATAAAGTCAAGCAGTTTGAAGGAAATATTTATACTGCTTTTGGAAAGGCTTTACATACCCTATGTGAGGAAACTCTCACAAAGACTGAGCAGTATAGGTCTCAGGAAAAGATCACTACCCTGCTTAAGGAACAGTTTGTAAAGGAACTTAAAGCCCTGCCGGCTGAAGAGCAGCAACGAGCAGTTAATGAGTTTGATTTACAGCAGTGGAAGCAGCACGGCATTGAAATCATTCCCGACTTGTTCAGAACTCTCTCAGAGAAGTTCGGCAAGCTTGGTCAGGATTGGAACGTTCTGGCTGCCGAGGAGCAACTCTATGAGCCTATCACAGAATTTACGGAAGCAGAGAAAAATTTTAAAGGCTTTATTGACCTCGTGGTTCATACTAAGAAAGATGAGAAGGTACATCTCATTGACTGGAAAACTTGTTCGTGGGGATGGAAACCTCAAAAGAAAAGTGACAAAACCCTAGCATATCAGCTAGTTTTCTACAAGCACTTCTACGCTCAGAAATATGAAGTTGATCCCAAAGATATTGAATGTCACTTTGTTCTGCTTAAAAGGACAGCGAAGCCAGGGAAAAAAGTAGAGTTTGTGAGAGTAACCGCAGCAAAGAAAAGAACTAGCGACGCTATGAAATCTTTGACGACTGCTCTTTACAACATCACAAAAGAGCGTTATATTAAAAACAGAACTTCTTGTGTAGAGTGTAAGCACCGACCAGGTGTATGCGAATTCTACAGGACAGAATATTGCAAATGAGGTATAAAATTGGATAAAAAAATAACGGTTCTAACCATTAGTGATCACCCTTTATTACCTTCTGGGGTCGGAACTCAAACGAAATATGTTATTGAGGCACTTCTCCGTAGCGGGAAGTTTAATATTGTTTCACTTGGCGGTGCAGTGAAACACGCTAACTACACTCCTACTAGAGTAGATGGTTTCCCTGGAACTTGGGAGATCTTCCCTATAGATGGATATGGAAACGCTCAGATTGTTAGCTCTTTCATAAACGAAAGAAAACCAGATATTCTTTATTTTATGACTGACCCTCGTTTTTATGAATGGTTGTGGGCAATAGATGATAGTATCAGGGAAAACATCCCAATGGTATATTATCATGTGTGGGATAACTATCCTTATCCAAAGTTTAATCAACGATACTACGAATCAAACGATGTCATTGCGTCTATTTCAAAAGTAACGAGCGACATTGTTCGAACTGTAGCTCCAACTGTAGAAGAACACTATGTTCCACATGCTGTTGATTCTAAAATCTTTAACAAAAAGCCAGAAGCTGAAGTTGAGAAACTTCTTAAAGCAAATAAGCCTCTCAAGGATCGGTTCGTATTTTTCTGGAATAATAGAAATGCCAGAAGAAAACAAACAGGAAGTCTTATTTATTGGTTTAGGGACTTTTTAGAACTAGAGGAAGTTGATCGTGATAAAGTGTGCTTGTTCTTGCACACAGATCCAAACGATCCTCATGGACAACCAGTTCAATACCTTGTTGATGATCTAGGTTTTAATGAGGGAGAGGTGGTGTTATCCACTAATAAACTCCCAGCAGAGCAGATGAGTTTGTTGTATAACTTGGCTGATTGCACTGTTAATATTTCAGATGCCGAAGGTTTTGGACTGGCTACTTTAGAATCTTTGTCTTGCGGAACACCAATCATAGTAAATATGACAGGCGGGCTACAGGAACAAGTTACAAATGGTGAAGAGTGGTTTGGTATCGGTATTGAGCCTGCATCAAAAGCCGTTATTGGATCACAAAATGTTCCATACATTCACGAAGATCGTATCTCCAAAGAAGATTTCATAAATGCTTTGTTGCAAATGTATAATAAGACCCCAGAAGAAAGACAAAAGCTCGGCGAGCTAGGTCAGAAGCACGTTCAAGAAAACTACAGCTTTGAAACCTTCGGGAAGCAGTGGGTAGATTTGATGACAAGTGTTCATGAGAATCATGGATCTTGGGAAACAAGAAAACATAAAAATATTAGGGTAGAACAACTATGAGCAAACCAAGAGTATTATTAGTAGGATCAGTTTGTAACTTATCGGGGTATAGCGAGCACGCTAGAACTCTTTTGGATTCCCTGATCGAGATGCAGGACACTATTGATTTGTATGTCCAGAATACTCAATGGGCTGCTTCAACTACAAGCAGTAAGTATTTTGAGAAGTACAAAGATCTAATAGTTAAAACAAACACCCTCTTTAACTCCCGAAAAGACCCAGAAGGAAGAGTTAATGTCGCTGGATTGTTTGATGCTACATATCAGGTGAGACCACCGAATGAGTTTCAGAAAATGTCAGAGAACGATGTCGGTGTAACAGCCGCACTAGAAACAACATTTGCCCCGCCAGAATGGGTCTCTAAATGTAATCTAATGAAGCATGTTCTAGTGGTCTCAGAGCACGCTAAGAAGAATCTAAAGAATACAAAAGATCAAAACGGACAAGGTATTTCCACACCAATCACGGTGATTCCATTCGGGTTCAATAGTTCAATTGAAATGTTGGACATCTATGAAGATATGGATATCACAACAGATTTCAACTTTCTTACAGTCTGTCAAATGGCACCAAGAAAAAACTTTGAGAATATGCTCACGTGGTTTGTACAAGAGTTCAAGGACGACGAGAAGGTAGGACTCTTTGTAAAGACACATCTCCAGAATAATAGTACGTTAGATTTTCACGCTGTCAGGGCTAGAGTAAATCATATCCTTGATGCAGCTTCAAAGGAAAGAAAGTGTAAGGTTTATCTTGTTCATGGGAATCTTACTGAGCAGCAGATGGCTTCTCTATATAACCCAGAATACGTTGATTGTTATATTTCAGCTACCCACGGCGAAGGGTTCGGCATTCCATTATTTAATGCTGCTTGTAATAGTATTCCAATCATTACTACAAACTGGTCAGGGCATCTTGACTTTCTCAGGGCACCTGTGCAAGTTAGGAAAAGAAAGAAAATCATAAGCCACTTCCTAAAAGTTGATTTCGATATCGACAAGGTAAAGCAACAACACTTGATGCCAGGGTTAATCACAGAAGATTGCCTATGGGCTTATCCAAAGGAAGAGTCTTTTAAAAAGAACTTAAGGTTCATAAGAAAAAATAAGACTTCATACCTAGAAGATAGTAAGAACTTATCACTACACTTGAGAGAAAAGTTTAGCTTAGAAAATATAAATAAGCAATATCAAGAGTTCGTTGCTAAAGATATTCAAAATATTGCTTGGTCATCTTCTGTTATGAAGGAAGTCGTAAGTGTCTAACACACAATATGACATAATATTTGTAGCAGATTTCTTCACAAATGAAATCCCTAATGGTGGTGGTGAAGTTTGCAACGAAGAGTTGATAAATCTTTTACGTAAAGATAACAGTGTATTGAAGTTACACTCTTATAAACTATCTGATAGTTTTTTAAAGGCACACCCTGATAGTTTATATATTTTATCTGGTTTTTTACTTGCTCCAAAAGAATCACTCTCAAGTTTGGAGAATATGAAGTATGTCATATATGAGCACGATCACAAATATCTACTGAACAGGAACCCTGCTGCTTTTAAAGAATATGTCTCTCCAAAGGAGAACATTGTATTTGAGAGTTTGTATCAAAACGCAAACTTGGTTGTTTGTCAGTCCAAGCTTCATCAAGAAATAATAAGCAAGAACCTACCAAACCTATCAAATCTTTATAACGCTGGGTGCTCCCTTTGGGGAGAACAAATAGAAAAGTTCAACCAGGCATCTAAAGATAATCAACAGCGTAAATCAAGAACAGCCATTTTAAGAAGTAATCAAACAAACAAGGGTCAGGATCTAGCACAGGAATACTGCCATAACTCAGGAATACAGTATGACTTAGTTTCTGCTAGGAACTCTGTTGAGTTATATAAGGTATTATCGGGGTATGAGACTTTAGTATTCTTGCCGAGAACACCAGAGACATTTTCCAGGGTTTTTCTGGAAGCTAAGCTTGCTGGCTGCAAAGTTATAACAAATAACTTGATTGGTGCTTTGTCAGAAAAGTATGACTGGAGTTCTAGGGAAAGTATCTTAGACAAGTTGAAACAAAAGGAAGCTGAACTCGTTGAGGCGATAAGTTCTTTATTCACTTCCTCAAAAGATACACAGCCAAGGAAAAAAGAAGTAACCACCAAAAAGCAGCCAAAGATCTCTATTATAACATCCGTCTTCAAAGGAGAAGATTACATAGAGAAGTTTCTTGCGGAGATGACAAAGCAGCAAAACTTTTCCGAGTGTGAAATGATCTTGGTGGATTGTAATAAACAACCAGGCTTTGAAAAAGAGGTAATAGAAAGATATCAAAAGCATTTTTCTAACTTAAGGTATCACCATCTTGAGAAAGATCCTGGAGTGTATGGTGCTTGGAACTATGGGATTAAAAACTCAAAAGGCAAGTATATTACAAATGCAAACCTAGATGATTTCCGATCTTATGAGCAGCTTAAAGTTTTGTCAGAGATGCTTGATAAGAATAAGGACATTGATCTTGTGTATCATCCCTTTATTCAGACCGACAAGCAAGAAGATACTTTCTATACAACTCTTTATAGGAAGACATATGAGAGTTATGATTTTTCTCCAAAAATGATGATCAAGTGCCTACCAGGATGTATGCCATTGTGGCGAAGATCCCTACATGATAAAAATGGATACTTTGAAGAAAAGTATAAACATGCTGGAGATTGGGAGTTTTGGTTAAGGTGCGTTCAATCTGGCAGTAAGTTTATGCGAAACAAAAAGGTGATGGGGTGTTATTATTTTAACCCTGAGGGTTTGAGTACTGCTGTTTCTAATAATCAAACAAAACATGCTGAAGAAATAGAAGTCTTCAACAAATATAGGGAAGTTATAAATGGAAAAAGCAACTAAGTTAGTTGAATATTATAAAGACGACAGAGGACAATCCATAATCGGTCCTTCTACAGCAACCATCTTCTATGGTCAATGCGGGGAGGACTTGGAGGTCTATGTTGATTTTATAGCTAAAAATAAAGAAGTATTCAGAAATAATGGAACCTATATTGAAGTCGGCGGCAGTGATGGAGTTAAGTTTTCAAACACTAAGTTCTTTGAAGATGACCTAGGTTTCACAGGGGCACTGATCGAACCCGTCCCAGAGTTTTTTAGTATGCTGCAAAAAACAAGACCAAACAACAGCCTTCACAACTGTATTGTGTCGGAATCAGAGGAACCACAAGACTTCTTAGTATCAAAAGGACCAGGCGGAGGCTGGGTTTCTGGCATGGAAAAGACAATGTCAGAAAAGAACAAGCTCTCCTGGCATGGTCAAAACAGTTCCCTGATAAAAATCCAAACAGATAAGATCTCGTCCATTGTAAAGAAATCAGGTTTAAAGTATGTTGATTTGTTCTTTATAGATGTTGAGGGTGCTGAAAAAGAAGTACTCGAAACAGTAGATTTCAGTGTTCCAATCTACGTTATTGTTATCGAACTAGACGGAACAAACGAAGAAAAAGACAATGAGTGTAGAGAAATATTAGAACAAAACGGATTCACTTTTCACAAAAAATGTGCTCTGTCAGATATCTGGTACAATGAAAACTATTTTGATGTTAGAGGCAGATAACATGAAGAAGGTCATAACTTTTAGTCTGTGGGGTGACGACAAGAAATACACCATCGGAGCCATTGAAAATGCTAGGCTAGCTCAAGAGCATTACCCAGGGTGGGTTTGTCGATACTACCTTGGCAAATCTGTTCCTGAAGACATTGTTAAGCAACTGGATGATTTTCAAAATACAGAGATTGTCCTAATGGACGAAGACGGTGACTGGACAGGTATGTTTTGGAGATTTTATGCTGCTAGTGATCCTGATGTATCAATCATGATATCTAGAGATTGCGATTCAAGACTTGGGAATCGTGAGAGAATGGCGGTTGAAGAATGGGAACATAGTAATAAAAGTTTCCATATAATGCGAGACCACCCACATCATGGAACTGAAATACTTGGCGGCATGTGGGGGTGCAAGAAGCCATTGTTGAGTAATATGGTTTCCCTGATAGAAGATTATAAAAGAATCGGCAACTTTTGGCAAGTTGATCAAAACTTTCTTAGAGAAAGTATCTACCCAGTTGTAAGCCAGGATAGCATGGTTCATGATGAATTTTTTCAAAAAAGACCATTTCCCACAGAAAGAGATGGACTAGAATTTGTTGGGCAAGTATATGATAAAAACAATATGCCCCTAGAAGAACATAGAGCCTCATTGAGAGAGGCATTAAGGAGTTTAAGATGACAATAGGAATTTTAGGTAATGGTTTCGTTGGAAATGCCATAGCAAATGGATTTAGTTTGTTTTGTGATGTTAGGATCTATGACAAGGATCCATTGAGGTCAATTAACACACTAGAAGATACAGTGATCAATAGTGAATATGTTTTCATCTGTGTTCCAACTCCTATGAAGGTTGATGACCTTGGTAGAGTCGATACATCCATCATTGAGGGTGTATTGCAGGAAGTCCAAAAGATTAAAATCGGAAATAGAGATAGGATTTATATTATCAAATCATCAGTCCCTCCAGGATCAGTGGAAAAGTTTATAGAACAATACCCAGATCTAAACATAGTTTTTAACCCAGAGTTTTTAACCGAAAGAAGTGCAAACCTTGATTTTATCAATGCTACAAGGATTGTGATAGGCGGAGACAAAGAGCACACTGATAAGTTAGAAGAATTTTATAGGAAAAGATTTCCTTATAAGAAGATCATAACAACAGATGTAACGACAGCACAGTTCATAAAATATATGGCTAACTGCTTTTTCTCAGTAAAGATTTCATATATGAATGAAATGCTTCAAATGTCTAATGAACTAGGAGTTGATTGGGAAGCAGCCAAAGAGGGATTTTTATCCGACGGAAGAGTTGGGAATTCCCACCATTCAGTCCCTGGGTACGATGGAGAGCTTGGGTTTGGCGGAAAGTGTTTCCCTAAAGATATAAATGCATTTATAAACATTGCTAAAGAGTTGGATGTAAATCCATTAGTTTTACAGGCAGCTTGGGAGAAGAACCTAGAAGTTCGAAAAACAAGAGACTGGGAAGAGATCCCTGGAGCCACATCATAATGAAAATTCTTATAATCCAAGAAAACGGAAGACACGAACAGAATCGAAACTTTAGAGAATGCTTTTCAATGAAAAGGTCTCTAGAGAAGCTGGGTTGTAGTGTCGTGGTATGGGGCTTGGGGCATAATAATTTTGAAAATAAAAATATCATAAATGACCACTATGATCTTATTATTAATTTAGAAAACTATGACACAAGTGGTTGGCTACCAAGCCTAGAAGATATGGATTGTATTAAGTTGTTGTGGAGTATAGATGCTCACTGTCGAACAATGACACCTTATATAAACACTTTTAACCAGGGAAAGTATAGTAAAATACTTCAATCAACAAAAGATTACTTGAATGATGTTAGTATTTGGTTTCCCAATTGTTATGATGATACACTGATACATAAACGGGACATCGAAAAGACAAAAGACATAGGATTCTGCGGATCGCTATTGAATAGATCGGGGGTTCTTAACTTTTTAAATGAAAGATACAACCTCCAGCCAGACATCTGGGTTCTTGGTGATGCAATGGTAGATAAGATTAATTCTTATTGGATTCACTTTAATATGAATCTATCAAATGACATAAATTACCGCAGCTTTGAGACGATAGGGTGCGGAACCGTATTGCTGACAAATTACAACCCGCAGTATTTAGAGCTTGGATTCAAAGATGAATATAACTGTCTCATGTACAGAGACCAACAAGGTTTAACAGAAAAAGTTGATAAGTACTTAAAAAAATATGATCTCTTGGATACAATAGCCGAGAATGGTCTATCTCTCGCCAAAGAACATACATATGACAAAAGAGCTATTATGCTCCTAGATATCTATAGGGACTTAAAGTCTTGAAATGAGTGGATAGAAAATGAAACTAGACAAGACTAGAAAAGTTTTTCGGTTTGATGACATATGCATCAATACAGATTTAGAGCACGCTAATATTTTAGCCTATCAGATACTAAAAAAATACCCAGATGCACAGGTATTGTACTGCATATCTCCATGTGTAAATGATATGTCAGATTCTTCAGATCCTGTAACTTCACAAAGAATATTTCCTAAGATTTATAATGCTTATAGTGACCACAGGATATTCTACAAAATAGATAAAATCGGCATTCCTGAAATACCTGACAGGGTCATTTCAGCTTCGCATGGATTAGTACATGTAGATCATCGACTTTTAGAATTTTCTGCACAAGAAATGAGCATACTAGTGAGTTGCTCGTTGGCCAAGAGTAGAATATTCGTACCTCCGTTTAATAAATGGAATAAACATACAGAAAAAATATGTCAAGAACATGACATAGAGTTAGTAAAGTTTGAAGACGGCTGGTTGTGTTGTGAATATAATGAATACAACCCAGAGCATAATTTGTGGTACCTCCACCATAGAGAAATAGCCCCAGAACATTTCAAAAAATGGATTGGCTTATTATGATGACAGATAAATCCTTACCAAAATTAAAAGATATTGTTAGTGTAATCAAACAGTCAGCAAGTTTATTTACCGATCAACAAGATCCCCACACTGATCGTTTGAGTATTATCATTAATTCTGTCCTGCCCTCTATAAGAGGTAATATTATTGAAATAGGTGCTGGCTTCGGTGTAGGCACACAAAAATTAGCCGCCATAGCAGAACGTCATGACGTTAACGTTACGGTCATAGATCCCTTTGAGTCTGGATGGGATGAGATGCCCGAATCTTATGGAAAGCCGTACCCTTTTGAGAAATTTAAACAAAACTTAAAACCGTTTTTAGAATCACGAACAGTTTCTGTCATCCAAGAAAATTCCAATCATCCAGAGCTTTACCATCAGCTAGAGAAAAATAAACCATATGTGGCAGCCTTTGTTGATGGACTACAGTATGCCGACCATTTACTAGGCGACATAAATCTTATGGCACAACTAGACGTAACTATAATATGTCTAGATGATATGAATCGCCTTACCAACTTCAGTCAGACTCCTTTAGCAGTCGTAAACTTCTTAGAAAATAACAATGACTATCAAGTAGTTTATAATAATCAACGAGAGATTTATCTAGTAAAGAAAACCATTTAGCGGAAGAAAAAATGTAATGAATACAACCCAGAACATAATTTATGGTACTTGCACCACCGAGAGTTTGCTCCAAGTGATTTTAAAAAAATGGCTAAACAATACGGGTAAAATATGACGATATCAGATTCACAGAAGAAAACATTGGATAGTTTTACTTGGGGCGGTTCAGGCATGGTGAGGGAGGCTGCTGAGTGGATTATAGAGAACATCCCTCATGGTGAAATAGTTTTAGAGATAGGGGCAGGACTAACAAGTACAGAATTTTTGTCTAACTATTGGAAAACTTATAGCGTAGAGCAAGACAAAAGGTGGATGACGATTAAAAACAATAACCTTAATTATATTCATGCACCTCTTGTAGGTGGCTGGTACGACGTAAATTGTTTAACTAATCAGCTTCCTAAGGAATATTCTATGATACTAATAGACGGTCCAGTATATGGAGACAGGCATAAGATAATAGATAATATAGGCTTGTTCGATATAGAAGATACTGTTATTATAGTTGATGATACATATAGAAAAAAAGAAAGAAATATTGTAAATGAATTATTAAAACTAGGAAAAGAGATAATACTTGAAGGCACTGAGCGTGGCGCACCTCAATTTACTGTATTAAAATAAAAAATGAAAATATCAATACATCAACCTAATTTTATGCCTTGGTACCCCTTCTTTAAAAAGGTAGAGGAAGCTGATATATTTGTTATTCTGTCACATTGTCAATATGAAAAAGGTGGATTTCAAAATAGATTCAACATGAATGATAGGTGGCACACTATGAGTGTAAATCGAGGAATGCACAACATAACAACCAAACAGTATATTAACGAAGTGAAAGACTGGGACAATATCAAAAGAAAACTGCCCGAATATCAAAAGACTTTGGACGAGTTTGATGACTGTATTCAAAAAAGTTTAATGCATACAAATATAGATATCATCAAAAAGATTTGCAGTTTTCTTAATATAAAGACAAAGATAGTATATGATAAAGAAACAGACCAGAAGGGCACTGACAGGCTGTTAGAGATCTGTAAAATACATAATGCTGAAACTTATATTGCTGGACCTAGCGGAAGAAAATATCTTGATGAAAGAAAATTCTTAGACAATAATATAAAAGTAATTTACCAAAACCAAAAAGAAAAAGATAAAGTTCCAATTTTAAAAGTTATATAGAGGAATTAATATGTTCGATAGGGTCATATTGTCTACTGATGAGGCATTTAAAGACTTTTTGCCAATCTGTTGTAAAGCGTGGGACCTGTACTTCCCAGGAGTTAAAGTAAGTTTAGCTTTTATAACAGATCGGGATGATGCTGATCCTGTTGTAAATCATATGAGAACTTTTTGCGAGGTTCGTTTATTTAAGCCTGTTGAGGGAATTCACACAGCAAATCAAGCTAAGTTTGCTCGTCATTTTTTGGCTACCAAATACGAAGACGAAGTGTGTATGATAGAAGATATTGATACTATCCCGCTACAGAGAGAATACTATTCTGATAGAACTTCACAAAGACCTAAAAATCACCTTCTAGCAGTAGGGTCTGAAGTTTATGGTGGAATCTCTGGGGAAGGAAAATTTCCCATTAGCACAATGACTGCTGAATCTAAAGTTTTTCAGAGATTAATAAATCCAGATAATCTTTCTTTTCAAGAAAGAATAGAATCACTTGTCGGCACGAAAGTTTATGACAATAATGAGGATATATCAAATCCATGGACTAAGTTTTCTGATGAATCCCTTATGAGAGTGTTGATTAACGAATCAGACATAAGCGTTCATCATGTTAGAAGGTCAGTAGATACTAAGAATTTTTGGATTGATAGAAGTTGGTGGTCAGTGGATTTAAATAAATTAAAGAATAATCTTTATGTCGCTTGCAATTTTAAAAGACCATTTAAAGATAACTACAATCAGTTTTTAGATATAATAAGGCATATCAATAATGATATTGAGCCAAATATTGATGATTTTATAATCAAAGGAGACTAAAATGAAACTTTCAGATCAAGCCGTTGGTGCATTGCTAATGACACTACAGAAGTGTCTAGCAGAACAAACAGATATTACAGAACTTCTATCGGACTGGAACCTAGAAGTACAGAACGATGAAATCGTTGTAACCAACCCACCTTCAGTCAAAACAGCAACTGAATAATGCCTCTGTACGTCTACGACTGTTTGGACTGTAAAGAACAAGTAAGCATCCGGCACGCATATAACGCCAAAGGGGCGGAGTGTACCAACTGTAAATCACAGAACATACAGAAAAACCTTTCCAACGTTTTACAAGTAACAAAAAAATGCTATAATACCAAAGAGAAAACAGGAAGTCAAGTAGAAAAAGCAATCCAAGAAGGCAAACAAGAGTTAGAAGCCTACAAGAAGCAAAAAAAGAATCGGGTTTATAAGAAAAAATGATTACCACAACGCTTTTAACGATCGCTTTAATATCCTCAATGGTTGTTAATATTGTTTTTGTTTGGTATACCCGCAGTCTCTTAAGTTATTTGGAAATGACGAACGAAGAGACAAGAATCGTCTTGGAATCTATTGCAGAGTATGAAGCACATTTAACTGACGTTTATGGGCGTGAACTTTTCTACGGTGACTCCACATTGGAGAAGCTTTTGATGCATACCAGTAATCTTGCTGACGAAGTCCAAGAATATCTCAAAGCCAATGAGGATCTTACTAGAACAGAAACAGAGACTGAAAATGCCTAGGAAAAAGAAAAAGAACAATTATTACTTTACGGAAGTAACAGAACAGGCGATTGTAGAATATTGCAACACAGACAGCTTATCACAAAGAACAAAGCTTTATACAGAACATATTCAACCTGCTTTTGATGAACTCGTAGATAAGATTGTCTATACTTATAAATTTACTTCCCTTGAGAATATTGAATACCACAAGGACGACTGTAAGATCTGGCTTACAACTATTCTAGGAAAGTTTGACCCCTCCAAGAACAAGAAAGCCTTCTCCTACTTCTCAGTCGTAACAAAGAACTGGTTCACGCATAAGGCTAAGAAACAAACGAAGAAGAACCGCCGTGAAGTTAATTATGACGAAATGGTTAGGGAAGTAGAAGCAATATCAGGGACTGAGGGCGACCTGATGACTGATATCGAGGAAAAGGAATTCTGGCTCTCACTCCTCGGTGAAATCAATAGCTGGCAAAACCTCACTCTAAAGCCCAACGAAGAGAAAGTTCTCAATGCCGTCATCACTTTGATGGAAAACATAGAACAAATAGAAATCTTTAACAAGAAAGCAGTCTATCTGTATATGCGAGAGATCACAGGTCTCAACACAAAGCAAATCGTGAGTGCCCTCAACAAAATGCGGGAAAGATACAGGACCTTTAAAAAGAAGTGGAATGAAGGAGAAATTTCTTAACATTCTATTTATTGTATGAAGAAAGATCTCAACTCACTAATCGAACAAGCCCTAGAAAACATTAACAGGGACAGACAAGAAACAGAAATGCTCCTAGACAACTTAAAGGAGTATATGAGTGTTTCTAAAGATCGTTATTCAGATTCCGGTCCCACAGCCGCTAAATTTGTGGAAACACTACAACGAAGCAACGAACAGCTAGTCAAGCTAGCAACTCTGGTTTATAAGAAGGATCAAGCCTCCAATCAAACAGGTCTTAGCGAAGACGATAAGAACCAATTGTTTGATATTCTAAAGGAGGATTGATATGGCTACCAGACCAAAAGATCTAAAAGATCAAACAATTTACGACGACGATAAGCAACAGCTTTTCCAAAATGATATGTCTTTTGGAAATGATATAAGCAATAATGCTTGGGATCTCGACCGTTCCACTCCTATGGGAACGTTAAAGAATATCATTCGTAGATTAAATACACCAAACTCTTCAACAGATTTAACTATAGCAAAAGCTTTAGTCTTACGAGTAGAGGATCAGATTAAGTCTTTTTACGAGACAGTAAACCAGCCAGACTCAGAAGCAAAATATCAAATGGCTAGAGTTATGGTGTTTAGTGATCCAAGACATTTCTGGATTCCAGAAGTTAAGAGGTTTGACGATCCAGCAATCGGATTCTATCCTTTGGTTAAATATGTTTATAGAGACAAGGTTGGTACAGGCATAAAGCCTGGTGATATAGTAGAAGTACAATTCAATAATCCAAGAGCACAGTTCTCCAGCCATATGGAAACAGGGAACATTATTAATATCGAAGGGCACCTCAATAACAAGTATGCTCTACAGGAAGCCCAGAAGTGTCTAACAATCTTACCTTCTACAAGCCAAGTGTCGCCAGATCCCTGCGAGACAGTTTCAAGACTTGGAGAGGTTGCACCTATCTCAACTCCTCCAATGACTTTAGACTCAGGGCAAATACAACTTTCTCCTACTCCTCCCGTTAGGAGTTTGTTTGTTACTTCCCCTTATAATTTGAACAGAAGACACCCAGTGAGTGGAAGGATAAGGGCTCACTACGGTACAGACTTTAGGGCTCCAATTAATGAGCCTATCTTTGCTGCTTTAGACGGAGTAGCTACTCTGAGAACAAACGGCGGCGGACCAACTAAAGGATATGGATATTACATATTCATAAGACATACAGCATATAGTACTTTACCGAATATGTCCCCAGAGCCTTTCTTCACCCTTTATGCACACCTTCAGGATTACAATAGAAGACCAGTTATAAGGAATGGACAAAATGTAAAACGAGGTCAGCTTATAGGATACTCTGGAGGTTCTGGTATTGGAAATGGTGCCCACCTTCACTTTGAATATATCACTAATTCCTCTACACCATTTAATGCTGGAAGCAAAAAGGACCCAATGGCTCATTTTATTGGAAAAACCTTCTACCAGTCACAGGAGTAAAATATGTTAGGCAAATCAATAACAGAAGCACTCCTAGCAAATAATAAGAAATCACTTGAGAATGATTCCCCAAAACTTCAAGGACAAGAATACTCAGGATATTTCCAGTCTGACATTATAGGGCCAAATCCTTCTTATAACCTCAAAGAGTCAGAAAATATCATCCAAGGGAAACACAACACCATTATTATTATGGGTCGTGACCGTCCAGGTAGTGAGTTCTCTGGAAAAGGATCATCAGCCAATACCAATGTTGGGTGCATTGACATAATCGCCGGCTTGTCTGGCATTATGGCTAGAGAGGTTGATAATCAAGGGGAAAAGGTACTAACAAACAAAAGTACCGAACTTGATTCTGCTCGTATCTATATATCGCAGCGAGCAGACATTGATTCGCCCGAATACTTTAACCTTGCCCCAGGAAAGGTTGGCAACCTAACCAACCGCTCCGCTATCGCTATAAAAGCTGACTCTGTGCGAGTTATCGGGAGAGAAGGCATAAAGCTGGTAACTAGCACTGATTCTTATAATGGTGCTGCTGGTATGTTTATTGGAGACAATATTCAGGGCATTGATCTGATCGCCGGCAATAACGACGCAGACTTGCAACCAATGGTAAAGGGCGATGATTTAGCAGAACTGCTAGACAATATGTTAGAGCTTATTGTTGATCTTCACGGTTCAGCCGCTTTTACACTGGAGCTTCTTGCTACCTTAGCTGCTGCATTTGTTGATCCAACTGGGGTATCTGCAACTAAGTTGGCTTCTATGGTAAAACGCTTGCCCACAGAGGTGGTCAATTTATCTTTACAAGAATGGAACTTTACTTTCCATCAGCTTAACTACAGTAATAAAAATCCTTTTGCAAAATACAATTTCCGTAGTAAATATAATAATGTAAATTAGGTAAGCAGATAATGGCTCTCACTGAACGACAACGAAGAATAATCAACCCTTATGCGGAAAGCATTAACACGGAGGAACGCCGTGGTGTTGGTTACGATTATGAAAATGAATCTAACAAATTCGTTATCGATGCGATTCATGAGAGTTATTTATATTTTTATGAGTTTCCCGCAATTGGGTTGGAACTAGCAGGTCGTAATCGCACAATCACTACAAGTGATATGTTGGCATATTTCGCACTTCATCCACAGAACGGTAAAGTTGTAGGGAACGAAGTACAGAAAATCAGCGATACGAAAGCAACAGAAGCCCTCCAACTAATAGTAGAGGAGCTAAGAAGGAATGGTGTCCTGGAGAAATATTCTTCAGAAACTTCTGAATTGACGTATCAGAGGGAATATAGAAACAATGATATACGCCCTGATTTAAATCAGGATATCGCCAATCTAATAGCTATTCCACCCGCCCACTCTAGGCAGTATAAGAATAAACTTAGAAAAGCTCTTGATCTTCCAGAGGTTCAATACAGCGAGGAAGTTGGGCTTGACCTATTGAACCTAAGTCCTAGCGTTACAACTTATATAAGCTCAGATTCAAATGTAGATTTATATGACTGGAGAAAGAACGGACTTCCAGGGGAAGATAATGACAGAGTTTATTATAACCCAGTTGATTTAAAATATTATTATGTGAAGCGAACAGGCCGCACAGAAACTGGAGCGTATGCTTTCAACTCCTTGAGACTAGGAGAAAGAGCAGATGCAGTGGCGACCTGGCTTGGATACACTGAGAGTCAGAGAGGAAGATATAACGATGCTATAGAAACAAGCATTCGTGAGATACTGAAGCTCACAGGTAAGCACTCGGAAGCCAACTTTCAGAGGTTATTATCAAAATACTCAGCCCCTGAAACTTTTTCTCTTTTAACCTACAGAGACTTAAGACCAGGCTCAAGGTGGATCTACTGCTTACAAATAAACTCATCCGATGTTAATAATCTACCAGATTCATTAGAATCTGAAGACAGACCTTCTTTTGAAGAGTATGAACTTTCCTCCCTCCAGAAGGCAAAGAGAATAATCGGAGAAGAAAACAAAACCGCAAACAGTGTAACCTTCCGTGTGGAAGATATGTTGAGGTATATGTTCTCAGTCAGGGGCATCCTTGTAGAATACAACGAAAAGCTTTTAGACGACGGTTTAACGCCGCAGGTTCTCAATGGACTTGATTTAGGTAGAGAGGCTGACCGACTTGAGTCTTTCTTTGATTTGTTGTCTCTATTTTACGGGTACAATAAAATATCCCTAGAAGACGAAGACCTCGTCCAGATGTTCTTTACTGAAGATTATTTGCTGGATCACATTTGTATCAACGGAAGTTTTTATTATCAGGGAACTGGTAACACAACATATCTTAATATAGAAGAAGAGCAAGCCCGTATAGCAAATGCGTTCTCTCTTTTTACGCCAACAACTTTTTCGTTCATAAAGAATAGTTATCCAATCTATAATGATGTGAAGAGTACAACACCTTCAACACGAGAAGATGCTTTAGACTTTTTATCCAAATATGCGTTTCCATCATCAAGGATTGATGCCGTTAAAGCAAAGAGAGCTAATGCTTCCGCTGCACAAGATGAACGCCGAAGGAGAAAAAGAAAAGATTTATTCACTAAGCTATCTGAACTATCCAAAACCAGTCCTGCTGAATATGAGAGACTATTCTCAAACAGGCCATTGTCTTATAGAATGTCTTCAACCCTTCAATCGATAGACTGCAATACAGGACAAGCAAAGGCAGCTAAGTACGCTTTAAGGTTTTGGCAAGCTGCTACAGGGAAAACAAAAGTAAGATCATTAATCAGGGAAACAATCATACTTCTCCGTCAGGAAATCATAGAAGATGAACTAACCAAACAAAGGCTCTCTGATGCTGCAAGATTTGCACAGAACCCCGCACTAGCTCAGAGGCAGGTGGAACAAGCGATCAATCAGCAGATATTCTGCTCGTTGGATGTCCTTGGAGACTTTATTGAAGATAGTTTCTTAGATCCCATTGGAGCACCTCCAGTAGCTAATGCTCTTGTAAGGAAGACTCTTGATGAGCCAATAAAGATTGAATTTACAAAGAGGAATATGATTTCTCTAAAGACTAAGCAATCAAAAGTCTATAGAAAAGCTATTGAAACAATTTTGCTAAACTTTGTTAAATCTATTGTTGCTGGTATAGCAAAAGATGTTATTAGTGCATTGTTGGGTTGCGGACCAGATGGAAATAAAAGACCAGCAAGTGGGTTAAAAAACTCTTTCAAGAAGCAAGACTTTGGATTTACTGATTTATCAAACTACGTTGATGAAGTAGATTTAGTAGAAATAGCTCGATTAGCGAACCTTTTCAATATCAATGAACAAGGACAAACTTCAGATGCGACCTTGGAACAGATTCAAAATGTTCTTGAGGATGTCTCTGCAATGGCAACCCCAGTTGAACTACAGCAACTTCTTGACGGTGATGCCAATTCTGAGTTGATAAACCACCTATTTGAGACTTTATCAAGTGATCACGTGGTCAATTATATTTCTCCTTTCTCAAATCCTGGTGAAGAAAATCGTGTAATAATTGATCCAAGGGAATATAATACACTAAACTTTACTGAAGAAAAGATTATTGACTTTTTCATTCTCCTTGGGGATGCTATAGAGGGGCAAGGTCAATTTGGTGATTTGCCTTTCCGCTCTCCCTTAGAGGCATACTGTGATCAGAGGGAAAACTACACAAATCCACTGGAGCTTAACTTTGAGATTCCAGAGATAGAAGCTCAATATTCAGACATAGTCAGTGATAAGATTAATAAAATTAATAACTTATGTAATTGGCTTAGAGATTTGTCTAATATAAAATTTGAACTAGAGAGATTGATTGACTCATTGCCAACAATGTCTTGGTACGATGATCTCTTGGAGTTTATAGCTGGCTTGAGTAACTCATTATCTGAGTGGCTTGCTGGTCTATTGTCAAATTTGTTTGGAAGAGAGCAAAGAAGAGTTCAAAACTATGAGTACAACTTATATAACTCAAAAATGGGAACTGAGATATACTACCAGCTTGGGACTAAACTAAGGGAAGGAAGTATAAATCAGCTTTATAAATCTAGAAATGGAGATGTGTTTTTCCAAACACCTGCTGGTTTTGGACAAAGAACACAAATAACGACTGTAGTTGATGATGATAACGTTACTCTAACTGGCGGACAGATAGGATCAAGAAGAAACGCCTGGACATCTGATAATGTCTATAACTTCTTTTGGATGACATATAGTGGAACTGGAGAGCTTCCTAAGATACCCATTCCACAATATAGAAATCCGCCAACAAAACCCTTTGATATTTATGGCACAGCTTACTATGCTATAAATAACGCACCTTCTCCTCTAAAGAAGCTACTAAATAATGCCCAAAGTCAAGGAACTGCGTTATTGAGTCCAGAAAGTTTAAGTCGAGTGTATCAACCCCTTCAGCCCGATGGAAATCCATCAACTATTGAAAAGACACAACTTAATAAAATAACAAATGCCACATATGGATATTTAAGACAACAAGAGAGCGTATTTCCATATCGTGGATATGCTGGTGCCTCAAACTTATACTGCTCAAATCCATCTAAGGGTGATATACGAATAGTTTATTGGGATGCCGATCGCCAAACTCCAACTGTTGCTTATTATAATCCTGCGGGGATTGTTCATAATGAAAAATCAATATCCTCGGAAACACAGACCGTAGGAGAGAATGGAGATTTTACTTCTGTAGATTACAGAATCTTTGACAATCTTCAGGTTGGGAACTTCAACTTTAGAGTAGATGATCAATACCAACTTTTTGTAAATGATACCCTTCTTCCTAGCATAAACTATGGCTTCTTTAATGAGGGGCAGGGCGGACTAAGTGGCATACCTAAGTTATATGGAAACTTCTCCGTAGGACTACCAGTTGAAAACCCAACAAATAACCAGTTGGCACTGCAAGCTTCTGATAGAGATGCTGATGTTGTTAGTATTCAAAACTATCGTGAAAGGCTGGATACGCAGATTAATATAGCTGTAATAAACGATACAGGTAGAAGGAGAATGCCTAGATATGTTGCAGCCATAGGAAAGCTTCCCCTTGAGAAGACGGATGATTTTTGTGTTACCCAGGAAGACACCTTCAGGGCAGAATCAGCAGTGCAAGTTTTGCAGACAAGAATGATTTCTTTCTTTATGAACATCATGCCGCTTGCTCGTGTATATACTTGCTGGGGCAGTGTTGGAACAACTCAGCTTATCGTAGATTATCTTCATAAGAAGATAACTGACGAACTAACGCCTAGAGAGATGATTGGACCTTTTTATGAATCTATTCAATACATTAAACTTGTTTTCCCTCACGATTCAGAGGATGAGGACTATAACAGAAATCCAATCATTAGAGAGGATTTAACTCCTGCGGAAAATATGAGGAACATTATAGAATCAATCTATCTTGGTATGTTGGATAATATTTCAACAACCTCTGAATATACAGGTATAAACAAATCAATATTTGACCCAGAAGCTCCTACTAATACCAAACAGCTATATGAAAATACTCTTGTTAAGTTTTATAGATTATTGTTCAATGTCAATTTTGAAGAATATGGTATTGCGGATCCAGACCAAGCCCGTGCAGCCCAGCAGATTATAGGTCAGTTCTACAATAGAAATCAAATAACGCAACTTGGACTTCTTGTGGGTGCCTATTATTTCCCAGTAGCTTTTCAGATTGCTTCTTATATGATCTATTATGATCGTGGCATACAGTATGCTAATAGGTATAGTGATACTCAGTATAGGATTCTGTTAGAAATAGCTGGTGCAGATGATAACCTACTTACGGCAATAAAAAGACAAGTGGTTCAGCGTTTTACTCCAACTTTTGTTGGTTTCCCAGTGAATGTTGAATACTACGACGGAACACAAGAAGTAACTTATTACTACTCAGATCAGGTAGAGCAACGAATTGCAATATTGAGAGAAGAGATTTCAGATGGGCTCTTAACCAGAGATAGAATACTAAGACTTAGAGACTTGTTATTCTTGAGAAATCAGGGATCAAGAGTTCAGTTCTCGCCAGACCAAAGATCCGAACCCGCCACGTTGATCAGTTTATTTCCTGAGTACTTTGGTGCTGGAAATCTAGTTGGAGATGACTTAGACGGTGGTGGTAGAAGACAACCAATACCGCAAAATCTTTCTCAAAGAATTTCAACAGAACTACAGGAAAGAGTAAGCGACCGTCTTCGGCTACTAAATAGTTTATTCTATAATCCAGATAGTAGAGATGCTTACATTAGAGATAATCTTGAAGGGCTCGAAGGACAAAGAGAACTAGAAAGACCTGATGGGGTTATAAGAAGAAGAGTAGTTGAGCAGATCCAAAACTTCTTATCACTAGAAGTCCAAGGAAGTACTGGATTAGGAAGAGGGGGATTAGACAATCTTTTCCCAAATGACAGGATGCCAGGATCATATTTCAACTTATTAGCCAACATATTTGAACTTTTTGGCACAGAGTTCCCAGATAGTCCAGATGGTATTGGGGGACCAGTAAATGCTGAAGGTGCTCCAGATAGTTACGTTCAGAATCAAGTAAAAGCTCTCTCACAGAGATTCTTCAGAATATATCTTGTGAATTTATATAGAAACTATAATGTACCTCTTCAAGGAAGATTAGAAGAGAAAAGTACTCTAGAAACACTAATTAACAGAAATGAGTAAGTTAGAAGGCATCTCACCAAGGCTTCCGTTAGTCTATGACCCAACAGACGGACCTTATCAGCTTAATAAGACGTTGAAGCAAACGTTTCAGCAGAACCTTAAGATGCTCATTCTCACGATGCCTGGCGAAAGACCGATGATACCAGAATTTGGTGTGGGCATATATGGCTATTTGTTTGATGGTGTAAATGACGAAACTTTTGGGAGAATCGCACAAGCTATAAAAGAGCAAGTAGAGTTTTATATACCTAGTATTTCACTAGAAGAGATTAACTTCTTGACAAGCGATGAAGACTCAACATTAAAACTAAACGAAGTAAGGGTGAGTATAAAGTATAACATATTGCCTTTTAACGAAGAAGATGAGTTAGTAATAACTTCGACGATGACTAATTAATATCGGGAAAAAATAATATGGCTAAAAGACCGATAAACTACACAAGCAGAGACTTTGAGTCTATTAAGACCGACTTAGAGAACTATGCTAAGCGTTATTATCCAACAACCTTCAAGGATTTCAGCGAAGCATCTTTCGGTGCTTTGATGTTGGATCTTGTCGCTTATGTCGGTGACCAGCTATCATTCTATGCTGATTTCCAAGCCAACGAAAGTTTTCTAGATAGTGCTATTAGATACGATAATGTTGTTCGTCTGTCAGAGACTCTTGGCTATAAAAACCAAGGTGTCGCTAAATCAACAGGTCAGGTGGCTATCTACATGCTTGTTCCTGTTGCAGCAAACTCTAGAGCACCAGATTTAGATTATTTTCCTATTCTCCAGCAAGGCACAATCTTTACGGGAGATAATGGAGCAACATACACACTAATAAGTGATGTTGATTTTTCCGATTCTAATAACGAAATAACAGTTGCTCGCACAGATACTACAACAGGTAACCCAACTTTCTTCGCTGTGAAAGCATTTGGACAGGTAGTTTCAGGGCAGCAATTCGAAGAACAGCTTACAGTAGGTGACTACCAGAGATTCTTGAGACTATCTCTAAGCCGACCAAATGTAACAGAGGTTCTGTCTATCGTTGATGCTCAAGGGAACGAATACTACGAAGTAGAAAATCTTTCTCAAGACGTAGTTCTATCTCAAGTTAAAAACGTAGATAACACATCAAGAGACGCTGTCCCATACTCTATGAGAGTGACTCCTGTACCAAGAAGGTATGTTGTAGAGTTTAATACAGACAACACAACAAGCGTTCAGTTTGGCTATGGCTCAGAAGATAATCTAACTGGC